GAACTGGAAAACGCCAAGCAGGCCTACGAGCAGGAATTCAGCTCGAAGCTTGAAGAGGCCTACGCCGAACTCTCCGAGGAACTCAAGACCGCCGAAGAGACCGCCATCCAGGGCTACAAGGAAGCCTATGCCATCATCCAAGACCTCCGCGCCCGTCTCGAGACCCAGCAGAAGGAGTTCGAGCTCGGAATGGAAGAGGGCTACGAAGAGGCCTACCAGATGCTCGTCGCTGAGAAGAAGAAGAACGAGAATCTCGAGGTCGAGATGTACGAGCAGTTCAACACCAAGCTCCAGGAGATGAAGGAGTATATGGTCGACAAGGTCGACGCCTTCCTCCAGTACAAGAGCAACGAAATTTACGAGTCGGCCCGCCACGACGTAGAGAACGACCCCCGCACAGCGGAACACAAGGTCGCCCTCGACCGCGTCCTGGAATGCGTCGCCGAATATGTCGGTGACGAGAGCTTCGCCGCTGCCACCAACGCCAAGGTCGAAGAGGCCTCGCGCAAGGCCGACGAGCTCAAGAGCCAGATCAAGATCCTGGAAGCCAGGAACATCAGGCTCAGCGCCGAGAACACCAAACTTACCGAGGCAGTCCGCGAGACCCAGAAGGTCATAACGGAATCGGCCAAGGAAGAAAAGAAAGAAAGAGTCGAAAAGGCGAAGAATGTGCAGGGGAGAGGACGTGCTGTCAACGATTCCGAGCTTGTTGCTGAATGGAGTGACAATAAGTCCGAAGAAAAGAAGACAAATGTTGACACAACTTTGGTCGAAAGCCTTGATCCGGACCTGCTTCGTCAAATGCAGGTTCTTGCCGGCACCAAGAACAACGACTGATTTTAGACAGTATCTTTAGTTAAACCAAGGAGAATAACCAAATGCAAGCTAATGCAAAGTTCCTGAATGAAGCAAGGGAGCTGGAATCTCGTTGGGCGCAAACAGGTTTGCTAGAGAACATCACAGACAAGTACACACGTTCTTGCACTGCCGTTCTCCTCGAAAACCAGCGTCTCATCAACGAGAGCTCAACCGACTCGGGCGACGTAGCCCAGTTCAAGAGAATCTCGATTCCGCTCGTTCGTAGAATCTATCCGCAGCTTATCGCCAACAAGGTAGTCTCGGTCCAGCCGCTTCTCGGCCCGACCGGCCTCGTGTACTACCTCCGTTTTAGATACGGCAGCAACAAGGGCAGCGTCCGTGGAGCCAGCAAGAGCGGCTTCCCCACCGACGATGTCAACTCGCTCCAGCAGCTCGCCTCCGGCGACGCCAACCTGAGCGTGTACTACTCGCACCAGTTCGTCGAGAACGAGACGAGCCCGACTGACGCCGGTGGCACAACCACCACGGTCAGCCTCGAGCACACCCCCGTCCTCGCCGGCACGGTGACAGGCACGGTTTACGACGGAAGCACAGCCGTCCAGACCTTCGTGGTCTCGGAGAGCGGTGCCTTCACGTTCCACGACATCGGAACCCCCGCCGACAAGGTGACCAGCGGATCGCTGAACCTCACCACCGGCGAGCTCGTTCTGAACTGGAACAACGACCCGGGTGCGAACCATGTCACCGTCTCGTACGAGTACAACATGGAATGCAACCAAGACCTCCCCGAAATCAACCTCGTAGTTGAGTCGGAAGAGATCGCCGCCAAGACCAGAAAGCTCAAGGCAGTGTGGAGCTACGAGGCCCAGCAGGACCTCCGCAGCCAGCACAACCTCGACGCCGAGGCCGAACTCACCGCCGTCCTGGCGCAGGAGATCAACCTCGAGATCGACCGCGAAGTCCTCAGCGACCTCCGCAACAACGCGGGCACAGTCGCCAGCTGGGACTTCAATACCGCCCTTGGTGACACCATCAAGGAAAAGTATGAGTCGCTCTACGTCAAGGTCGTAGAAGTCAGCAACGTGGTGCATCGCAAGACGCTCCGCGGTGGCTGCAACTGGCTCGTGACCAGCCCCGAAGTCGCCTCGATCTTCGAGACGGCCACCGCTGGTTTCGCTCCGGCTCCCTCGGAAGGTTTCACCAGCTCGCTCGGCATCCAGTATGTCGGCACGGTGAACAACCGCTGGAGGCTCTACAAGGATCCGCTGTTCCCGACGGGACAGATCCTCATGGGCTACAAGGGTGACAGCTACATGGACAGTGGATACTTCTACTGCCCGTACGTGCCACTCACCCAGACCCCGGTTGTACTCGATCCCGAGTCCTTCTGCCCGAGAAAGGGAATTTTAACAAGGTATGGGAAGAAACTCCTTCGTGAGGGTGCCAAGTTTTATGCACGCCTCAGCGTAGCCAATTTTGTGATTTAGGCAAAACCCCTTGTTTTCAAGGGTTTTCCGAACAAGAAACCTCCGGTCGCAAGACCGGGGGTTTTTTTGTTGCTTTTCAGAACAAAAGGCTATTGAGGGGCATTCTTACTGCGTGGTAAAAAACTGTTTCGTACAAAGACAATATTGCGTGAAATCTGCAATGACGGTACTCTAATAGGTTGGGAGGAAAAACCATGTACCAAGTCAAATGTCCCGAGTGTGGTCGCGAGAGGTCGGTAAGAGCAAAAAAGAAATGGATGGAGGGAGAGCCGCCCTTCATTAAGATTTGCATGAGTTGCTGCCAAATTGGAAAAAAGAAAAGCCTTGAAACTCTCGCCAAACTCTCTGAAATTGCGAAGCGCCAGCAGACCCCAGAACTGATCGAGAAAAAAAGGCAGTTCATGAAAGACCACCCGGAGTGCTGGCAAGGCAAGCTGGTGCCGGGTCTGGGGGGCGGATGGAACAAGGGCATGCATACGGACGAGGAAACCTTGAGGAAGATTTCCGAAGGCGTCAGAAAGGCAAAGGAGAAGAAATGAACGTCGAGGAGCTTGAGAAGAAGTACGAGGAATACGGCTTCAGGGACAAGATTTGCGTCCCATGCGATGTGGAGGGGTGCGGACGACACTCCTGGACCAATAAAGATTCAGCCATACGCAACATCAGGAAGAACGGATTCTTCAGGTGTCGGATTTGCTCCTATTCGGACGAGAGCAAAAAAAAGATAGCAGAGGCTAGTTCCTATAAGCGCTCACCAGAGACCTGCCAGAAGATGGCGGAGGCCAAGAAGGCCTTCTATCGCACGGAGAAGGGCAAGGAGCTCAAGAAAAAGCTCTCCGTGATGACCGCGGAGAACCACTCCGTCCACAAGTACGAGAAGTCCAAGAGGCGCGGCGTGTTTGAGTCAAAGAAAACCGGCCGCCAACTCTCCTACGACTCATCATACGAACTGCGCCTTTGCTGGATGCTGGACTCCGACGAGGAGGTCGTGGACTTTGAGACCCAACTCGGCTTCAAAATTGACGGACACGGAAGGTGCCTGGATTGTCTCGTGACCTACAAGGGCGGCAGGAAGAAGGCTATTGAGGTCAAGCCGAAGCAGAGGCTGGACGAGTTCGCCCACCAGATAGATGACAGTAGGCGCCACGCCCTCCAGAACGGCTGGGAGTTTCAGGTGATGACCGAGGACGACCTCGGCATGACCTACGACCAGATCCGCAGGTGGGCCGACGAGTACCGCACTAATGCCACGGGCATTGACTACCACGCCTACAGGGAGGACGTGGACAGGCGCAAGGCCTCCAAGTACTACCACTCCCACATCGCCACCGACAAGGTCTCCGTCTACTGCGAGTACTGCCAGGCGACCCACGAGGCCCTCCGGCTCACCTACGACAAGAACATAGCCCGCAACGGCAGGTACATCTGCGAGCGCGAGGGCGGCCATATCGCGGGGAGCAGGCCGAAGCCCCATTTGAGGAAGGCCAATCCCCATGAGGCGGAGGGAAAGAAGGAATGCAACACCTGCAGGTCCATCCTCCCCCTTGATTACTTCAGTTCGGGCAAGAGCATCTGCAAGGCCTGCCGGGCGGCGAGGTACAAGGATAAATACCAGGGCAGGAAGGCCTAGATAGGGGCATGAAAAGTTTCTTTGAATGGATAGAAGAAGACAGAGAAGTCCTGAAGTCGCACGGTATTCCCCCTGACATGCAAAACGCTGTTCCTGCGTGGCTTTTGGCCAAAATAAAAAGAGGACAAAAGGAGTACCGTCCTGGCGAAAAAGTGACGACAAAAATAGAGTGGGAGGGCGTCATCCACGCGGGGTTTGCGACGACGGCAAGAATCCCGGCGAACACAGAGGTTGAAATAGTAAGAAGTGTGCCGGGAAAGGCTTTTGTAAAAATACTTAAACCCACCAAGGTCAGAATAGGCATTAAGTTTGAGAAAGAACATATTTCAAGCCCGGAAGATTTGTATCAAATTTCTGGGTGGCAGTTATGGAATGAAAAATAAAGCCCCAATTAAAATGAGATTCCGATGCTCGCGGCCAACGAGAAATATGCGGGGGGTAAGTCTATATAGGGGCATGAAGAAGGCGAACGATTACGAACTTTATCTAGCGGGCCTCACGGAGACCTATGCGTATCAGAACGACATGGGCGGACCCATGAGCGACTACACATGGAGGGAAAAACTGCAGGAGCTTCGCCGGATATCCACCGAGGGACTTAAGGCTGCCCAGTGGGCCACGGCCTACGTCTGGCACGGTCCGGGGGCTAAGAAGTTTGGCGACGAGCGTGCGGACAGGTACTACCATGCGCTGGCGAAGGTAACCTCCAAACTTGAAGAGTTCGCGGCCGCCATGAAGGAGTTTGACGAACTTCCGGACTGATTTACCCTCGCCCCTATTGGCATCAAGTCTGCACGAGAGCGGCCATATCGCGGGTAGCAGGCCGAAGCCTCACCTCAGGAAGGCCAATCCATACGAGGCGGAGGGGAAGAAGGAATGTCTAGGGTGCATACAGGTTCTTTCTTTTGACAATTTCGGCACCGACAAGGGCCGTTCGGACGGCTACGCCAGCAAGTGCAAGGAGTGCGGGAGGAGGGCGGCGAACGGTGAACTACCCACCCCCTAAAGGGAGTGGGCTTCCTGTTTCGCCCTCGGTTGCCCTTGATTACTCTCAGGCCTTACACCAAGTCCACAGGCTATTCCCGTAGTTCCTACGGTTCTTTTTGCTTCATTGAGTATGTTGATAGCCGCATTGGTGTCACGATCATGCTTAATTTTGCACTTCGGACACTCCCAACTACGAATACTCAATGGTAAACTTTCTACCACAAAATTGCACTTTGAACAAGTCTTGCTAGAAGGAAACCACCTTCCAACCTTGATGACTGTTCTACCGTACCAGTTTGCCTTGTATTCAATTTGGCGGACAAACTCACTCATTGATACATCGGCAACGCTCTTACTCAAACATCTGTTTTTCATCATTCCGCTTACATTCAAGTCTTCCAAACAAATCACTTGGTTCTCGTTGATTATTTGGCGACTTACTTTATGCAAATAGTCATTGCGGATGTTTGCTATCTTAAGGTGCAATTTTGCTAATCTTTTTCTTGATTTCTCCTTGTTTTTACTGCCTTTTTTTCTTCGGCTGTGTTCTTTGTTCAACATGCGAAGTCTAATTTCAAGATTCTTGTAACTACGAATGTTTTTATATTTCTTACCGTTGCTCAATGTAGCAAGGCTAGTTATTCCAAGGTCAATGCCTACCTTATTCTTGTTTTTCTTCAGAGGTTTAATTTCTTTTTCAACCAAGATTGAAACAAAGTATTGTCCTGCCTTGTTCATCGTCAATGTTGCGTGTCGTATATTTCCGCTGATTAGACGGTGTAGTTTGACTTTCACACCTTCGTTGAATTTGGGGAAGTGTATTTTATTTTCCTTCACTTCCACAAATTGAGGAACAGTGAAACTTTGCTTGTCTCGTTTGCTGTGGAACCTTGGCAATTTGGCTCTTTTGCTGAAAAAATTGTTGTATGCCGCCTCTAAACACTTTAATTCAAACTGTAGAACTTGACTGTTGGTGTCGTACAGCCACTCTTTTTCTTTTTTGAGTTTGGTTAGTTCTTTTGCTTGATGGTTGTAATTAGGGCTTTTCTTGGTTTTGATGTATGCTTGTTTTCTCTGGTCAAGAAAGTGGTTGTACACGAACCTACAGCAACCAAAGTGAATGGCCAGTTTGGTTTGTTGCTCCTTATTTGGATACAGTCTGTATTTGTAAGTGTAGTGAACCATAATTATACTGCGTAAAAATTTCAGTATAATTACGTATGCACCTGAGTTCAGATTTTTTCTGCATTTTACAGCCATTCATCCCAGCCCCTAAAGGGACGGGGTTTTCTGGCGTGAGGTGTATAAACACCTAGTCAGAGAATACTGTACACCAATACTTTCTTTCATTTTTGTCTAAAATCATTCCAAAACCAACTTTTTTGTATCCCGTTCCTAGTATGTTCCATCTATGCCTTGGACTCCACATCCAAGAATTAACCACGCTTTCTTCATTGTCTTGCCCCCAAGCAATATTTTCCCCAACCAAATTTGTGCCGCTATTTACTTTTCTTAAATCGCTCATCTTAGAATGGTAAAGAGAATTTTTTTCTACCATTTTTTTAACATGGACCTCTGCGTATTTGCACAAATTCTTATCTATTACCAAGGGTTTGTAACCTTTTTCTACTCTCATTTTGTTGTGTAGTTCTAATAGATTTATTTGGTATTTTTGATAAATTTTGTCTTGATCAAATAAAACATCATTTGTAGATTTGTCTTGATGAACATTGTTTTTGTTACATCCAAAAAATGTAATAAAAACAATTATAAAAAAAGCCTAAACATATTAGCCTCCTACTAAAAATTAATTTAAGCCCAATGGTATTCCA